CTCCTATTTTTCCGCGTGGAATATAACCAGAATAACTAAACGTTGTAGTGCTACTGCTAGAAGATGTTATTGTTTCACTAATACTTTCATCATCACCTTCAGTTACAACATTACCATTCGATATTGACTCCGACATGTTCCATACTCTACCTGAATATGTCGATGAGCCTTGTGATATACTGCTACTATTTTGTGATGAATATGCATACGAACCGGTTAAGGAATGTCCTTGTGACACCGTCTGGGAACTTCCATATTGATTACCAGTAGTGCTAGACCCAGCAGTAACATAACCTCTAGAATTCGAACTTGTTGTCGAAGAATTAGACGAATCAGAGTTTATCCAGTTCATTGATGCACCTCCAGTAACTTCTACTTTACCGCTAGCTTTTCCTAAGAGCGGAATAGAACCTTCTGTGCTTGCTCCAACTGTTACAGACCCGTTTACTCCTGCATTTGTTCCAGATGTTGTAGATGTTCCTTGAGTATCGGAATTACCTTCATTAAAAGTCCATGACCAACTTTCGCCGTCATTTGTTGAAAAACTAAAGTCGTTAGAGTCTGATGTATTCGAGTTATTTGTTTCTGATTCAGACATGGTTTCTGATTCAGATATTGAACTGGACATTACAGTATTCTCTGTTTCTGCAACATTTAATCCTTCTGACCGAGTCGTATCAATTGTTTGACTATTAGAGTTAGTCCATGATTTAGAGAGCGTTATCGATACACTGTTTTGTCGGGTTTCACTTTCGGATTCTGAATAACTTACATTATTACCAATTGTCCCAGGAATGCAACCTGTAACAGGAACAGGTTCATAAGTCTCAGCTAACTCATATTTACCATAATGCTTTACTTCTAAAGGACGTACAACTCTAAAAGGTAATATTGTTTCAGCAACCTGAACATCTTCTTTGTATGCGGTTACTTCCAATATTGCAATATAAGATGAATATTCTTCTGGAACTAAAGGCATCAAAACATTAATATTGTCAAAGTCTGTAATAGAATTATAACTGTTTTCAACATTTAATATTTCTTTATTAAATGCTGTTATAGAATATGATATTGTATCAAAACCTACGTGAACTGAGTTTATTTTTAATGTATTCTCTACACCTTCTACAACATTACCTGAAATTGAATTACAATTATTGGAAGCACAAATCGAATTAATTTTTAAAGAAGGTTCAACTTGGACTACTTCAAAATAACTGCTTTCTGTAGTATTAATATTTAATTTTATATTATTGCTAATTTCACCTGTGCTGTTTCCTAAAAATCTCGAAATGGTATATTTGTCTTGATTTATTGATGAATATGTGTTTATTACAACATTACTATCGTTTAGAACTTGTATATTGACAATTTTCTCTAAATCATCATTCGTAGACATCTGCAATGTCTCACCGACAGAGAGAGATCGGTCTGTTAAAGTAATGCCTTTACCTGTAGAAATTGCTTCTGAACATGAAAATGCCAAAAGTAAAAGAATAATGCTACAAAATTTTTTCATTTTATTCACTTAGTATTTTTTAACTCTTTCACAATGTTTATTCATTTATCTGACTGTGCATTGAAGTCTTAATTGCTTCTTGTAATCCTTCATGATCAACTTTATTGTCTAGACAATGCTTAAGAATTTTTGAAGTAATGTAGTCTGTTACATCACCTAAATCTTTTCTACTAGTAGCTAGCTTATAATGACACCATTCAGGCAAATCATCGCTATCGTTAAGGGTAACATATAAATGATATAAATCTTTTGCCATTGTAAGCAAAGCTTTTTTCGCAGTTCTTCCTTCATGTGAATCAGACTTTTCATGCCCGTAATCTAAATTTCTTCCGACATGATCATGCTCTTCTTCGTTAGAATCATCAACAATATCATAAATTATTTCGTCTAACATTGTGATTCCTCACTAACTTTAAATTCTGACCTTCTTTTTTGCATATTCCTTTTGCAGCATCTCATCATATGATTCGCTTGATCTAAATTAAAGCCAAGTTTAATTAGTTCAGATATTTTTGTTGAATGTAGTAAATCACATTCTTCATCAGTCAATGAAGAGTTATTAAAACATTTTCCTGCTATTAAGTTTATTTTATCTTGTTTTGTCATATTCATACCTCACAGTATAAATATTATCAATTTTTTGAATCATCATTCGTTTTTTCAGCCTTAGCTGTTTCTTCAACTTTTCTTTTCTTGTTTATTTTTTGCAAGAAATATCGATATACGGGATAGAAACCGTTATTTATTATTTTAGTCATTACTATCTGCTTTCTTTTTTCTTCTTCTTTTGCGTTTAGGCTTTTCCTCTAAGGTTTCCAAAGCTTCCTTAACTAATTCAACTGTTTCTTTAACTTCTTCTACTTCTAACGTTATATCACCTACAACAATTTCGTTAGTCTCTACAACTGGAACTTCTTCTATAACTGGTGATATAACTTCTTGTGGCTCTGGTTGTGATTCTGTTAAACTTTCGCAATGTCTCTTAACATTCATATAATAAGTTTCTGAAGGTGGTTCTACGTTTCTTTCAATAAAAAACTTGCAGAATTCTTCATACGATAATTTCAAGTTATTTTTAAATAAAACTGTCGGGTTAAAGTTTTTTCTTTGTCTAAAAAGTTGATAATTTATTCTTTGCATTATTTCCACTCGCTTTTCATTACATCTATCAAGGCATGCTGAAATTCAGGAGACTTTGCAATTCTATCGATTTCTTCAGCATCGTAATTTAAACCGTAATTTTTTGAAAGTGTTTCAGCTACCTTCGTAAAACTTCTTACAATATAGTTTCTTACTGAAGAATGATTCATCTTATGACCGTCATTGGTCATAATCTCTGCAATTTCTCTGTAATTTAAACCTTTATGGTCATTTCCTACAGTTACATATTTCTTAGACTTCATTTAAATACGCTTTCATTTCATCTGTTACAGGGAATTCTTGTATATTGTCTGCGCTTTCGCCAATACCAAACCTTAAGCGAATAATCTTCTCTTCTTTAGGCGTCAAACATTTAAGACTTTGCCTAATAATTGAAACCATCTCTTGCTTTTCCAAGCTTTTTTCTGGATTGGTTACGTAACTTGTATCCTCAATTTTTTCTTTTAAGGACAAAGATTTATCATCAGCACTTTTGTCTTTGTCCATAGACATTGAAGGTTTATTAGCTTCAATTGTATATTTGATTTTCTTAGTATTTTCGCCTAACTCATTTGCAATTTCTTTGATAGATGGTTTTCTACCGTTTTCATGCTCATACTTCGTAGACAAGTTTTTAATTTTAGCGTTAAGCATTCTAGAGTGTGTTGGCACTTTAAAACTGCCTGCATGTTCATTGATATAAGAAAGTGCTGCTTGCTTAATCCACCAACATGCATATGTGCTGAATTTATAACCTTTTTCAGGGTCAAATTTATCTACAGCAGTGATTAGACCAATGTTACTTTCTTGAACTAGGTCTTCAAAGTCACAATTACTACGATGATATTTCTTTGCAATAGAAAGAACGAGCCTGTAATTAGACTCGATCAATTTATTTCTGGCGACCATGTCACCTTGTTTTGCTTTTCTTGATAATTCTATTTCTTGTTTGTGTGTTAAAAGTGGATTTTTTTTAATGTGTTTGCTAAATAATGTACTCTGAAACGACATGTTTCTAAAATTTCCTTTGGTATTTTTTGTAATTATACCATACTTGAGTTTTAAGTTACACCTTAAAGTTCTATTTCAATAACTCTTTTAGGTTCTTCTTCTTTTTGTTTATTAGAATTATCAACATAATGATCATATTCAGGAATCTCCAGCTGGAGCTGCTCAAATCCAGAATTTGCTTCTGTTTCTTTCTTTTTCATGTTTTCATATATTACCATGTCTAATATTAGATTGTCCATCTGAAGACCCTTTCTATAATCTATATTAATACATATCATCCGATAACTGAACTAGCTGCATTTGATTTCCATAACTGCCTTCTTGAAGGACTACACATCCTACAGAAATCAAACTGTTTGCAACACTTACAGCATTTTCTAGTGCTGTTGTAGTAACCTTGAAAGGATCGATAATTCCTTTCTCGATCATGTCGACATAAGCCTCATTACGAACATCATAACCATAATACCAGTCAGGCTCTTTCTTAATCATCTCAAAGATATAGTCTACTGAAAGATCTGCATTATCTAAAATCTTTCTTAAAGGTGACATACATGCATCAGCTAGAACCTTACAAACTGTTTTTGTAAGCAATGACTCTTCTCTTAACGCATCTTCTTCTAACTTAAGACCTGCTTTAGCTAACGCAACGCCTCCTCCAGGAAGGAATCCACTTTCAATAGCAGCTTTTGTTGCATGAAGCGCATCATCAATTCTATCAACTAACTCTAATAGTTCTGACTCTGTATTTGCACCAATTGATAAAACGGCAACAACGCCTTTATTGATAACTAATCTTTGTTTTAGATATGCTTCTTCTTCTTTAGATAACTGTTTATTGTCTAACTGTTTTTCAATGTCATCAGCAGTTTCTTTATTATCTTGTGTAGAAGAACACTCTACAAATATAGTTGTATCGTTTGTAACTTCAATCTTTTTACATTTTCCTAGATCAGAAAAGCCTAGGCGATCGATTTCTTTTTCTTCTAAATCATAAATTACTTTTGTATCCAAAGCTTTCGCGAGGTCTGTTAAAACCTGATTTCTTTTCTCGCCATAGAATGGTGATCTAATTGCACAGATATTTAATAGACCTTTAGATACATTAGCAATCAATGCTTGAATTGCCTCTTGATCATAATCATTTGCAACAATAAACATTGGCTTGTTTGCTTGATGTGCTTTCTCTAAAACAGGCAGTATCTGAGAAAGTGAGTTAAGTTTGCATGAAAGAACAAGGACGATAGGATCTTCTAAAGTGCATTTAGACTTATCTTCTTGATTAACAAAGTATGGAGAAATATAACCTCTTTCAACCTTAATTCCTTTTACAAGCCTTAGTTCTGTCTGAGTTGTTTTAGACTTTTCAACTGTTACTAAACCAGACGATCCAACTTCAGACATGGCATTAGCAATTAGATTACCAATGTATTCGTCTCCATTAGCTGAAATGCATGCTACTTGCTTAATCTCTTCGTTAGACGAGACTTCTTTCTTTTTAGTGCTAAGAAAGTCGACGACCTCTTCAGCCTTTTTAGATAACTCTACGGTAAGCTCTGAAGGAGAACCTACGCCAGTTTGAAGTGCTTTAGACGCACTAAAATAGATTTCTTTTGCCAATACTGTTGAAGTAGTGCTACCGTCTCCTGCAACTGTCGCAGTATTTTCGCTAGCCTGCCTAAGAAGCTGTGCTCCAAGCGACTCGACTCTATTTGAAAGATTGATATGCTTTGCTACTGTAGCACCATCTTTTGTCAAGTGAGGTGGCTCGCCATGTTTTTCAATAAGAACTAACTTGCCTCTTGGTCCCATTGTAATAGAAACAGCATCTGATAGTTTTTTGACGCCTGACTTTAGAAGAGTTTGCGCATACGCATCAAAATAAATTTCATCACTCATATATTATCCTTTTAGGAGTTGCGACCCGGTTTGTGGTTGTGTTGACTCGTTTGAAGTAAATACATCTCTCGGGACAGAGATCATTCTTCTTTCATTTGTTAAAACATTTTTAGCGTAATATAGATCGCCAGCTTGAATTGCTACTTCGTCTGATGTGATTACATTTGTTTCTCTTAACTTTTGTAGTTGTGCGTTTTCTAAAATTCTCTCTACGGACATAATAACCTCTCGAATAGTTTGTCAAATGTGTTTATATAATTGTTCCAAGACTTTTCTGTCTTGACCATTGATTTAAAATTATATCTATTTTCGAACTCTTGTTTAAGAAATTCCCATTGCTTTTTAACAGGACCTTGAATAAAGCACATATCTTCTACGGCATTATCCTCGTGCAAATCATGAAAGCCAATTAGTGTTAAATTCTTTTCAAATTTTTCTTTATTGCCTTCTGTTAACAAGAACTGGTCTAGTTTGTCTTGATTCTCTACTAATGACTTTGCACGTTTATCGCCAATACCAGCAAAGCCTGGAATATTATCAGAAGCATCACCTTTAAGCGCTTTCCATTTTACGTAATCATATTCGGTACCTTGAACATAATCTTTCCTGACAGGATTATAAACTTTTATAGTTTCGGAAATTATCTGAATAAAGTCCGTGTCGGAAGACACGATAGTAATCTCTGTATTTCCGTCATCATGCTCTTTGGCTAAGTGTGCTGCTACATCATCGCACTCATAGTCAGGATGGCGAACAAGTTGAATTGGAAAGAATTCAATTAACAATTCAATAATTTCTCTTCTTTGTTCTGAGAAATTGTCTTTATTGTGATATTCACGCTGACCTTTATAGTCAGACAAAATTTCTAATCTTTTCTTAGGTCTACCTTCTAAAACAAAATAAGATGTATCCGGATCAAACTTTTCAATTAGTGGTCTTAGACTCCTAAAGAAGTTAAAT